CAGTCTTTTAATCCCCAGACATGATAGACGCTGCTACGGCTAGTCTTAAGCGTAATTGCAGTGATTGGGTGTGCTGCTTCTTCTGGTGTGGGAAAGCCAGCGTCGGAATAAACTTCGATGTCGATGTTTGCCACATTCAGGAACGACCGGTCGAACTTAATGTCACCAGGGAACTTGCTAGTAATGAACTGGTGGATATAGTTCGTATTACCCCAGAACTTAAAGCCGATCACGTCTTCGTACTGTTGCATGAAGTCACGGGCATCACCCATGCTATCGAATTGCATCGGTGCTACGGATTGACCTTCCATGGTAGTCCACTCAGACTCTTTGCCACTGTTGTTGGGGACAAAAAGAGTAGGACAGAACTTATATTTTTGTGTGATCGGTGTACCGTTATCGGTGTATCCACGATAAAGGATTTGGTTGCCAAAGCGAGCGACATTGGTGTAAAAAGACATAGTACCTCCATGATTGCGTTTATTCTATCACAGGTTGGAACTACCGTATACCCCCTATGACAGCTACTAAATGCAATCTGGTTTCTCTACTAGAATTAAATGCCGTATGGTGTTTTGTAGTATCTGCCATCCACCATTTATCTAACTCGAGGTGTTTTACCTCGTCTTCTATTACCATGAAACACCCTTCTTGGGTTTTTATCGGATAATGTAATCTAGGCATGCCTTCATCCACATGCCAAGTTAGACAAGTTTTAGGTTCCGATTTAAATATCCTAACCCTACCTAAAATATATCTTTCATTTAAAGTATTATAGATTTCTTCAAAAACGGTGCCTTTAAAAATATTACAAAGAATTGTAAAGTCTTTTTCGTGTAATCTTATTTTTTTATTTGGCACTTCTATCTTAACAATACCGTCTTCTTTTATTATCTTTTTATTAGACCAGTCTTTTAAAAGACTACCAGTGGCAAGGGTATAATCATGCTCAAATCCAGGAATAGTAGTTAATCCTATTTGTCCATGGCGGTCTAAACACTTAATCATTTCAGGAGTTAAGCATTTTAAAAGATTAGGAAATTTAGGAAGATCTGTTATTTCTTCAAAGTGGCTCACTTTTATCTCCATGATATTTTCGCATAATATTATGATTCTCTACAATGTCCATTAGATTCGATTGTGCTTCCATTGCAGTTAAAAACTCACTTCCATCTTCAACATGATTAATTATGTTCCAGAACATCTCTTTGTCGATATTTCGAGCCATACAGTAATCCACAACCGCGGCCATTATATAATCAAACTCTGTTAGACCGAGGTGATTTGTTTCTTCTTTATCCATAGAAAAATACCTCCATGCTGTGCACAGAGGTATTTATTGGTTTTAATTTACGATTTTACTTCTTTTTACCGTTTATAAAATCTAATTCTTCGTCGGTATATGGCCACATTACTTGCCGCCTTTCTTCTTCTCTGCAAGGAGTCGAAGATATGTGTGATCAGGATCTAGCATATACTTAATCCTTTTTTGAAACGAAAGAATACATTTCCTGAGCCTTCTTCATAAGGTCCTCAGTTGAATACATTTTTGCAGCCGCTTGATAGTCCTCGAAGGTCTTTCTACCTTCGTCCATAGCCTTTTGCATGAAAGCAAGGTTCATCTTATAGCTCTGATCCATATAATCCTTGGCAAGTTGAAGGATTTCGGCACGGATTTCGAATGGGTTCTTATTCATAGTAGTTCTCCTGTGTTGTGTTGCGGGGAGCACCATACTCCCCGCTGTGTGTTATTTCGTATTGCCGTATGCAGTCTGACGTGCTAATTCATGTATATCGTATCGGCTAAGACCCATATCTAGAAGTTGATAGTCAGTAAGTCTACCAAGTTCTTTTATGGTGCTTTTGTATGCCTTATGTTTAGCGTAGTTGCTGCGTGCGGTTGAATATATTTCAGAGATGAGGGTCAGTAATTCGTTGACCGGACTCTGTAAGTAATGTGCGATTGTTAGAATGTAATGTGTCATGTGTTTCCTCGCTATGACCGATTTCGATTTTACGAGGACGCAATTCTTCTGGGATTACATACTTCAGTTCAACTGACAGAATGCCATCCTTAAGATCCGCTCCGTGTACTTGTACGTGTTCAGACAGCCTAAAGGTGCGTTTAAATTTCTTCGTAGAAATACCACGATGAATAAACTCTCTACCTCTGCTTACGTGATCGCCCGTAACTGTCAATGTACGGTCTTTGACCTCAATTGAAAGCTCATCCCTAGAGAATCCCGCTACAGCAAGTTCGATTAAATAATCTGTCTCGCCGGTTTTGATAATGTTATGTGGGGGATAATGATCGTTCGCATGCTTAGCGACATGATCAAGCTCATTCAAAAGATGGTCGAAGCCAATAAATGAGCCACGGGGAAATAGTTGTTGTACGCCTGTCATTGTGTTCTCCTTTTTACAAGCAAGATGTTTAATGCGACCGGTTACTTCCGCATCGACAGCTGTATTTATACCCATCTACTTATTACCATAGTGAATACCTGTTATACGTTTTTAGATATACGCACATGACGAGATAATGATGCGTCTATACTACCTTCGATCCCAAATGAAATACCTAATCTAGTTCCATAAGGTTCTACTAGATGATATTGTCCTCTTGGAACCCATATCATACTACCTGGCTTAAAAAAAGATGTATATAATAAATTAGCTTCTTCTTTATTTAGACTTTTTTTAGCATCATCTTTATAAGATTCAATATCATTTGCCGCCCACATAGACCACTCTACATTACCTAATACTTGTAAATAAAGGACGTCCATTGTATCTCGATGGATTCGAAAACTTTTTGACTTATTAGTAAACCCACCAAAGAAGTGAGAGGTAATTGTATTACTAGGAAATGTAGATTTTAATTCTTTTATAATATCTTTTACAAATGCGGGTGCGGAATTTCTTCGTTCTATCGCAGTTAAGGTAAATGACAATTTAGATCCGTTCAATACTCTTTGAGAATCTGGATGAGTATCTAGCAACATCATTGCTTCTTTCCAACCGAAAACTGATTCCGGAGGCAATTCGTAATTATTCGGTCTATGATATTTCCGGCTACGAATTGCCTCTTTAAAACTTTCATCAAACATCATTTATTACCGATATTATACTTCGGGCAAAGCTCCCATTCATCTTTTTCTTTAAATGGTATAATCTTAATTTGTCTAAGCGGTGCACAATCTAAGTTACCTGCACCAGCAAGTTTTATTAATCCCCAATCGCTTAAAAGGGTAGTAATTGTATTTCTACGCTGAATATCATTCATCTCTAGATTCGATTTCTTACCGTCAAGGAGGAATAACTCCTTAAAATGGACGATAAAATATCTACCCTGCTTATGAAGAATATGACATGATTGGAATAGTTTTTTATCTTTGCGTGATGCCACGCCGATACGTGTAAGCGTTTCACGAACTTTTAGGAAATCGTCTGGTTCGTCCAGAATGATTTCTAGCATATCCTGTGGTGTCCAATGGACATTATTATTTTCTTCTACCACCTTTTGTTACCTTCTCTCTCAAATTCAATATTTGGTCGGATGTCAACAGTGGTAGAACTTGGCGGGCTTTTTCATTGCTATAGCCATAGTATTCTTTCACCACTTCAACATCATTTACCAATTCAGGTTTATCCCATTTCGAGAAGCGTTTACGCTTCCTAACAATATTTATAAGAAAAGAGAATTGTAGTTTTTTGTCCAGGTGGTGGTTGCGGTTCATCTCGTTTGCCGCTAATACGGTGTCACTAAAGTAACTGAGTGACCTGTTAATCGTAAAGGGGATGTATGCTTTCTCAGTAACTTCGTCGACCATTAGGTCTTTCTTAGTATCATTAATAGCATTTACATATTCAAAGGGATTCATTATCAAGTTCCTGTTGTATTAGGTCACGTATTTGATCTGTGATGCAGATCTTATTATCGCCATCGAATGCCCACATCCATATATCGGCTGGGGTGAGATTATTATCTATACAATATTTTTCCTGTATAGGCTTGGCTTTTCTGGTTATATAAGTCGCATCAAACTTAGGCAATATTTGATTGGCTACTAAACAAGCATTCGAGTTAAAATAACTATAACCGAAATATTTGTCAATCGGTACGGTTAAACTCATAGGTAAATTATCAGAGAAAATAATTCCGGCTCTCATTCCACCTAATAAAAAGTTTTTACTTAGACTAAATGCTACTGCATCAAATACCTCTAAGCCGGTCTCCAACCTATCAAGAGTAGTACCATAGAAGGCACAGTCTAAAAAAATCTTAGAGCCATTATTTTCACAATGAGTAATCATATCCTTAAACCAAGGTGTAATTCCGCCTTCATGATTCGGCTGACTTACCAGTACGTAGCTATTAGGTGGGATCTGATCATAGGTATCGATCCCTAGATTATTATACGACTTTACTAGAACTTTGTAAAATCTATAATCAGTATTGAACCAGCAAATCTGATCATATTTTTTATGTATATGAGCTATCTGGTGGGATATTGCGTCATGGATTCCGTTTGTGATAGCCCATTGTTTTTTATATTCGGCGCCAGAAAACCTATGAATCCATTTTACCCAGGATTTATGATAAAGATTTAAATCTTCTATATGACATTTATTTTTAATAGAAATATTTTGAAGCTCTTTCTGTATTTGGGTAGGGCAAAAACTGTATACCGTCATACTAACTCCTCTAATCTCTTAGATATATTAGGGGTAATTTTAGATAACCATTCACGAATCTCAAGAAGAGCGTAAGGTTTTAATTCCTCTGTTCTTTCTCTCATATATTTAAAGTCAAACATTATAACCTTTCCGTTCTTCTTAGTCATATTAGATAGTGCACCATTTAGTTTATAGATATTAATCTCTTTAAAATAGTGATAGATTTCTACAATCTGATCTTCAATATCAGGAATATCATTATGCCCGCGAATTAATAAATCAGGACCGTAATATTCTTGTATAATGTATTTCTCTTGATAATTAATATCTACTAATTTAGGAACCCAATCTTTGTCTTTAAATCTTAAAAGGGAATTAGTCTCTGCCAACCATTTTTTTTCAATATAATCTATAGATTGCTCAGATACTTTACCATTAACTGTAATACCATTTTTTATAAAATAACGTTTTATTAAAGTCTTATCATCATTTAAATATACAGAAGCAACTCTTCCTATATTCGGATCTGGGTGTCTGTAAGGCTCCCAGATCATTCAATCCCGCTGTCAATCGTTGGCCATTGAACACGTTCGATTCTATCAGAGATAATAGTCTTTGTTAACTCCGTAGAATTACCACGCTGGATATCTACTTCATTATAATAAAGTTGAGGAACGGTTCTATGACCTTTCGATTCCATAAAGCTCATTGCAATCGAATCATGCTCTACATCAATCATCGTATACTCGAAACCCCATTCGTCGAGTTTCTTTTTTAGGTTACGACAGTAAAAGCATTTATCCTTGCTATAAAGTTTAATCATAATTCCCTCCTAGAATGCAGTAATGGCCTGTACTAACGATTGCATACGCATTACGTCCATACTTACATCATGGCAAGGATCATGCTTTACGAAATGTTCGGCAAGACCATTGGGAATAAACCCTGGGTCAATATCGGCTCCGTACGAAATGCCTTCGATATAACTAATCGTATCCCGTACCAACCACCAGTCATATGGTTCTGGGTTACCAGTACATTTCATAAGAGAAGTCATAAACACAGGATCAAACGTATTGCGTCTAGTATATACCTTCTTAAGATTCGTACACTTGTTTACTACAAAGAAGTTATAAAGTTCGGCAATCGATTTATCATCTGGCCGAGGAGCTATCTTTTTCTGTGCTTCTTTGTTCTGTTCTGACCACCAGCGTACAGTGTCTTTTTCGATCTTACGACCATAGGACTTAACTTGATCCGCAACATCAAACTTAATATAATTGCACTTGTCGACCAATTCCTGATAGGTGTACGGATCTTTCTCGAACCGCATTGGGTCATAGTTTAACATTGCAAAAGAAATCACTACACCATCGACGGGGTTCTGTGACAGAGTCTCGAAGTCATATATCGTACAAATATCCAAACCTTGGAATCCTTTCATTGTTTTATAAGAACCTCCACCACTTGCTGATGCAGATGTTTAAACACTTTTGCATCATCATAAACCAGAATGAAAAATAGCAATGCGGCCAGAAAGAGTCTCATTTGATTTGTACCTCTGTCATAATCTCAGTCATACAAGCTACAAGGTTCAGTTCGTGATCTGCTACAAAAGCAGCTTTATATTGATAGTCAGCTAGGATTAAAACCAGCTGTGGGATAGATACCGGCTGGACTTTATCTGCCATACGATCATACAGGCCACGGATGATCGCAGATGTATCTAGATCCATATGGTTAACCACCCAACTACGCATAGTCTTAAAGTCTTTACCCTTCAAAGCGTCAAACAGTTTATTGAACTGGTCATTTGATGCTGTTGCAGAGGTAAGGAGATTAAACTCACCATCAATACAGTTGCGTTGGGTTTCATTAATCACACGACGCCAGTCGGGGACGTAACGCATGATTACATCCACCAACTGTTTCGGATCACCTTTCACATTCTCCTTCTGGAGAATAAACTTGAGGCGAGACAGGAACAGCTCTGCAATCTTCGGCAGTTCATCCTTCGGAACGTTAAAGTCATACACAGCACAACGGGAATGCAGCGGTTCAATGATACGATTCTTAAAGTTACAGGTTAGAATAAACCGGCAATTGTCGGAGAACTGTTCGATGAAACCACGAAGAGCTGGTTGGGTAGACTGTGGGTTCAGATAGTCAGCTTCATCTAGGATGATAACCTTATATCCACCACTCAGAGAGACGGTAGATGCAAACTGCCGGATCTTACCACGAAGGGTTTCGATGTTACCTTCTTCGGATCCGTTAATAACAATATAGTCTAGACCAAGCTCTTCACATAGAGCACGGGCAGCAGTTGTCTTACCGATGCCAGCAGTACCGGTGAAAAGCATATTTTGTAATTCACCGGTGTTAAGCATCTGCTGCAAAGATTTCTTCACAGCAGATGGCAAGAGCGTTTCATTCAGGGATTTAGGCCGATACTTTTCGACCCAGAGAAAGTCTTTCGACATGTGTACTCCAATTTCAATTGAATATTCATTATATGGTATTAGGAGTAAAAAGTAAACCTTTATTCCTGGTTTTGGTGTGCTTCACACATCGCAACAATCTGTACGCACTGGTCACGAAGCTGACCGATAGTGGTAAGTTCTTCCCCACGGAATCCACCGCGCTGTACAATAGTATCAATAACGGCAATGGTACTACGACCAATACGGTTAGCAAGATTAATCATTTGGTCATTTTGAGTAGGCGCTTTTGCCATAATCATTCTCCATAAGTTGAGGTTTTTT